CTTTTCACCCGGAGGGCACGCAAGTTCAATCATGCGTTGCCGAGCCTGCATGATTGTCGTCATGCTGGTTGGGTCAACTCCCAGCTGGCCGACGATATTGTTCGTATTCTGATAGGCAAATAGCGCCGCGCGGCGGTCAATGCTGTTGGCAATCGTCGCCATTGCCGGTTTCAGGAGCCGTTCCTTCACATAATCCATGCCGCGGCCCATTTTAAGAGCCTGTTCAACAGAATCATATTGAAAGTCGACACCAAAAACTTGGTTGACACTAATAGTGGTGTGACGCTCGTCAATACCAACTGGGTCGTAGGCGATGCCTTCGCGCGTCTTATATCGTTGCGGATAAGGCACGCGAACTGTCTCGCCAACGGCGAAATCTTTCGTGTATTCCTTGTTATGGTCGGTATTCATATAACCGGCTACTTTGAGCTGGTTGACTAGGATGCGAAGAGATTCCGCAGTGACCCAATCAACATAAAGAAATGAATTAGCCATTTAGTTCCTCATTTTCTGGAGACGAACTGTGCGCGCTCCTTCGCATTCTCCAGGCGCATGTACTTTTGCATGTCGCCTGAAGCGAGCGCCTCAGCCGATGGGTCGTCAGTAGCTGTTCCCCTGCCGCTGACTTCCGAAGGTGGCTTTGGCGCGTCGGATACTAGTTTCGGCGCAGGTTTAGGTTTCTCCAGGAGCTTGACTTCGGTTCTGGCAATTTCGATAGCCGCCGCCATTGGTAACATCCGATTAAGCGCTGCAAATTCATCCGGATGCGTGGCATAATGATGAAGAACATCAGTCCCACGGTCTGACTCCAAGCACCAACGGTCAAGAACGGAACCTTCAACGATTTTGAAATTCTCGCTGAAGCACTTTTCCTCGAAGTCGGGATATTTTTTCTTGGCTTCGATGACAGCATTGTTCCATTTCTCAACAATTTCTCGGTTCTTGGCGTCTACCTGGATTCTTGCTTGTTCTTCATCGCGTGCCCTGCGGTCCTGAGCGACTTCGTATTTCACCTTAGCGTCGAGATATTTTCCAATATCCTCAAAATCTTCCGCTTTAGGTTCTTCCTCAATCTTCTCAGGAGGTTTAACTGTCGGCGGCAACTCTCTTGTTGCCAGGCGTTTTTCAAGAATCTTGTTTTTCGCTAGAAGTTCCTTAATGCGAGCTTCATGCGGGGGAATTTCTACCTTTTCCTGTGTCTTGGCTGCGGGAGCCGGCTCCGCAACCTTTTCTTTTTCGGCAACTTCCACCTTTTCAGGTTCTTCAGAGGGTGACGATTCCTCTTTTTCCGTCACTTTCTCTTCTTTTTCAGGAGTTGGCGATTTCTCCTCTTTCTTCGCCACTTGCGGTGGTAATTTTCCACTTTCCAGCCATTTAGAACGTTGAGCGCTACTCAAATCCTCAACTGCCATGACTGGTTGTGTTTCTTCAACTGCTATCGTTCCAGACGGTGACGATTCGTCTGTGCTTTGTTTTTCGTCAACTTCGAGTGACATGTAAATCTCCTGTAAATTTTTTACTATGCCGCTGGTTGCTCAACAGGCGCTTGTTGCTGCGCTAACTGGCTATCTGCGGCTTGCTGCTGCCCGGCCATCTGCATATTCTGACCGTGCTGCTTATCCGCCATGATGTTTTCATGAATCATATTCATCATGTCCGAAAGTTTTTGGAACTCAGTCTGCGTATACATCTGAGCCTGCTCCAAACTTATTTTCTGTTCCGCAATCGCAAGCTTTGTCAGCTCCTGCATCTCTGTGATGCGCTCGCGGCTTGCCGACTGCACAACCTGCGCCTCTTTGTCCTTCGATAATTTCTCAATCTCCTGCTCAAGCTTCTTTGCATATTCGTTAATCGCCAAAAGTTGTTTCTGCATTTGCTGTAATTGCAGCGCCGCTTGCGGCGATAGCGGCTCCTTGGAGTCTTTTTGCATGAATTCCGGAGGAGTGAGACGTTCCGCAATTTGCTCGCCGATTGGTCCAAGGTCGCGCAACCTGACAAGCAGGTCCAATATCTTTGGCGCTACATCGGGAAGCTTAACCAGCGTATCGGCAAAGTCTGACGCTTCTTCGCGCTGCGATTGGTAACTCGGTCCCGTTGAAATCGTTACATCGTGCCCATCGCTTGTCAACGTAATCGACTTTTGATCTTCAGGATCGTTGATTGTCGTTACGTCGTACGTATCATCCGGCTTGCGTAGACCTACATCGCGCTTCGTGTCATACGTCTTGTCCAGTAAATCGTTCAAGATGCGTCCACTATGCTCAAGAGCGCGTACAAAGTTATCCACAAAGTGAAACGAACCTTGCGAACGCGCTTGATCGAGCTTCTCAAGCGCCACTCCGCTCTTCTCGTTGCGCCTCTGAGCCGCAGTAGGTTGCGGCGAAGTACCCATCGCGGCCTGCACAGCTCTGCGCATGGCTTCTGCGGCAACCTCGTACGCCGCAAAATTCGGTTGAAATGGCTGACGATTCGGAAGCGGCAAAATATTATCGCCCGTCGCGTCCGTCTTTGCGTTTGCCTGAAGGAACGCTATCGGTACCTTCGCCGCATTCTGCCAATCGTCTTCGAAGCCATCAAACTGGCCGGCGTAAGCTAAGAACGGAACCTTGGGCGTCATACCCGCTTCTTCCATCTCGTTACTGCGCAGATAGCAGTACAGCATGTACGGGTCGCGCGCCAACCTGACAAGCGACAGAATCACGCGTTCCGCGCCCTGCCCGTAATCTACCCACATTTCTTTACCCCAGCAAGGAACTATCGGTATCCATTTACCGTCCCAATCGTTCTCCTCAAGAATTTCCACTCCATTTGTGATGTACTGGCATACTGTGCGCTTCTCGACGGTGCGCACCTTCATCGGCTTTACATCTTTGAGCTTTACACCTTCCGGTAATTCATCTTCCCAGATAGCCACGGGGGCTTCGGGCTGACCCATCAGCAACAATTTCCTTTTCTCGATTTTCACTTTCCAGTATTCCGCCGTCTGAATCTCGTTATCCTTGATCCATTGCGGCGCAAATACTTTGTGCTCTGGACTGAAATCCGTCAGTTGCGCATTAGGATAGCGGTCTTTGTACTGGTCGCGCGGTACTTGATCGAAAATAAATCCCCACATCATATCCGAAGCGTCACTTTTCTTAAAATCTGGGTCAATTAGAACGTTGTCGGCATTCTGAATCTGGCGAATCCGCAAACTTTGTATAAACGCCTCGGGGCTAGCCTCGTCGCTCGCAAATTCTTTTCCGATGCGCCAGAAGCCATACGAACGCTGAACGCTACCTTCAAGCCCGGTAATATACGCTGTTTGAGCTTGGCTCGCATACTCAATATCACGAATCATATTCGCGCGTAGCTCAGCTTCCTTGTCGTTTGAGCCAGTTCCCTTGGGAATAACTTTTACCGCCCGCTTGGACTCCCGCACATTGTTAATCACTTCGTTTGTATACTGGTTCAACTCATCCATCGCAAGCGCCGGACGGTTCGCTTGCCGCCGCGCTTCTTTTTCTTTCGGCTCCCACGGATCGCCAGTCAGATACCGCATATCTTTTGCCGCTTCATCGCGAATCTTTCGCCATGCATCCATTCCATAGGAATAACGCTGACGAATCTCTTTTAGTAATTTCTTGTCGCCAACGAGCACAGGTTCATTCTGTGTCTGAATCGTGCTCTCGTCCATGCGCGTGCGCTTCGGCATTTATTTGACTGTGCTCATTCTCTTTGGCGCTTTCCTGCCGGTTTGAAGGCGGAAATCATAGCCGTGGCCGGTAGACGAATTTCCGGCAATTGCGGCTTTCTTCTTCTTTGGCGCGTTCTTTGTTGATGCGAAGTCGTGTAGCTGACTTTGACTCATATTGAGTACGCCCTTATTGCGGCCAAATAATTTGCTTGGTTCGTGCTCGGCAATCGCCATCATTTTGCGTTGCTTATCGCTTTTTGCTGGCATTCTTTTTTCTCCATTCCGTAGGAATAACGCTGACGAATCTCTTTCAGTAGCTTCTTATCGCTTAGCTGCTGAATGACAGCAGGATCAGCCTTTGTCGGTAAGGTTTCCATAAAGCTGGTTACCTTTCTTCATCACGTATCCGAAACTTTTAATGTTAAATTTCAACATTCCAGATAACGCCGCGTAAGCCGGGGGCCGCTCCGCTTCTCTCAGCGTCACAAGAAACAGATACAAATCGGCATTGTTCTTGATGCGCTTCGCCACTTCCGGTAGGTCGTCACGCACGACTGATTCTCCTGCTTCGCTTCAAAACATCCTGAACCGGCGGCATGACTAGCCGCTTCCGCGTATCGGGCGGAGTTTCCAGCTTGTCTTCCGGCTCCGCGTCGCGAGGCTCAATTGTCATAGTGGCGGTACCGCGCTTTTTCTTTTTTGCCTGCTGCGCTGCCAAAACCCCTGTGATTGGAATACCCATTAATCTATCTTCCTGAATCGCGTTGCAAAAAACTTGAAACTGTAATGATTATGCCTAAATCCGAATCTCGCCTTTAATCGGCACCACCAATTGCAAAAATGCGGTTTAAGTTCGTTGCGCATCGTTTTCCTCTGGGCGAAATTCGTTACAGCATCCCTTCGCCGCGACTAGCGCTCTGTCGCCATCAAGCGCTATCTCATGATTTACCGCGTCCTCGATCACGTCGGGATGGTCGCATGTCCCTTGCTCTTCCGTCTCGCCTTCGTAATGCACGCAATTGCTACACTCAAATGGGCCATCTTCCGGCGGCGCATAGCCTGACTTCGTTGTGCCGATAGGAGCATTATCATCTTGCGTCTCATCTTGCTCGCGTTCGACGGGCTTCGCATCACGAAAACTATATACGCTGCCTGTGGATGATTTCACCATTAGCTCCACGCCGATACGACTTGCTGCCTTTGCAATTTCTTCGCCGGTTTTGGTATCGCCACTTCATGCGCGAATGTTAGACAGAAACTATCGGCATCGTCAGGGCTCGCAAGTCCTCGCCGCTTCATCTGGTCCTTTGGCTCAAGCTTCACGCGTGTCTGTGAATCAAGCTTGAAGCCAGGACCAGCAAGGTCCGTCTCGAATTGCGGGTCGCGGTCAATCGCTCCCACAAGTAAAAAGTCTTTCATCTTTTGCCACATGTAATCGCGCATGTAAACAGTTCGCATATTCGGCGAGTCTGCTCCGAAATTTATATCCACAACGTTCTTGTGACCTAATATTCGAAGATTCGCGCCTATAGGCCCGGAAATCCCAGCGCTGTCAATGAACATCATCGCAACTTTCATCATCTTGCCGCTGCAATTGTGCTCCTGCGAGAGTATATCGCCTAAGCGCACAGTCAACACAGCCGGGTCGCGCGTAAGCTCGCCAGGAATCTTTACAGACTTCGGAAGATGTATCCCATCGTTGCGGCCTTCGTTGCCACGCCGGAACCTCACTACGTTTTTATCTTCGCCGCCCCACGCTAGGTCAACTCCCACAATCAGCGGCTCATTGTCCGCAATTCGCACGTCACGCTTCTGCGCCTTGATTATGCGGTCCATGTCGATAAACTGCGAGTCGGAAGCGCGTGGCGGAAGTCCTTTTACGCGAACACGTACAAAGTCCGAATCTTCGCCGTAATCTTCAATCCACTCTTTGATTAAATCCTTGTTCGACATGCGAGCAGTACGGCTGTCTATGCTCCTGTGGTCCCATCTATCGCGCTCATTCCCAAAGCACGCCCTATGAAACTTGCCACTTGACTTTGTTGGATTCCCAAACAGAAAAATAAACGGCTCGCCATCCGTGAGACCGCCTTCGGCGACTTCAAAAATCCTGTCGCTTATGCCGCTCGCCTCATCGAACAGGTAAAACGACGAGGAGTCCGCGGCGTGCTGCCCGGCGAACGCTTCGCTATTTTCTTCAGCGCAGCTCACAGCGCCAGCGAACCAACTCTCTTTATAATCCGTATTGAATATTTTTTGATTTGTTACAGTAAACCATCCCGCTGTAAGACTCATCTTCATCCACGATTGAATCGCGGCCCAGGTCTTCAGGGATAATTGCGTGAACGTTGTAGCTGTTACTGTGCCCTTGCAATTCGGCCGCGTAGAAAGCAGCCAGATAACAATCCACGCGGCTAGCGTAGTTCCACCTATTCCGTGCCCTTTTGAAATTGCCATGCGTACCGGAGGAACTGCGGTAATGCCATCGAATTTGCGCTTCTTGACATGGT